CGGTAAAAGCATGGGTGGCGCCACGGTTGGGATGAGCGGCTCATCCAGGCCCTCAAGCGGCGGCAAATTCTCCCGGCGCCGGGCCTCATTGCGAGTCATCCAGCCGGTCATAATGGCGGATTGGTAGGCCGCGTAGCGCGTCGGAGTGTCGGCTTTGAGAAGGTCGTCAGTCTCGAATTCGGCGTACTGGCTATCGGGGCCGACAATCTCCAGGGTTACCCGTTGCTCTATGCGATACGTCCACGGCCGCACGGTGAACTTGAGGAGGCCGATATTTTGCTGCTCAATGCCGGTCCCCCATGAGGTGGATTTGTCCACCAGCATGGCCAGGTGAGGAGGCATCCCAAACCACCGGCAAATCTCTAGGGCCTGCCATTGCCGGGACTGGAGGAATTGGCTATCGGTTGGGCTCATGGACAGCGGCTGGAATTTGGTACCGGCGCCCATCACGGCCACGTCGTGAGCGTGGGAGGAGCCCGCGATCGTGTCTTTCCATCGTTGCTTGAGGGCTTGGGCCTCATCCGGCTTGAGCACCCTATCAGTGGTAAGCATCCCCGAAATCAGCGAGCCGTTGCCAAAGAGCTTGGCCGCCATGGCATCGGCGGCCATGCCAATGCCGATGGATTGGCGGGCCATGGCCACCACGCCAAGGCCTTTGATGCCGTCCACCGAGGGGCCGGGAATGTGCATAATCTCGGCGGTCGTATAAGGCGTGGGCGCCCCGGCCGGATTGGTGACCACGAACACCTTGTGCCCGGCCACAATGTCGATTCGTACCCTGGCCGGGTGGATGGGTACGAGGTCCACCACCTTGCCCAAGCCGTTGCGTACCTTTTGCATGTAGGCGTTACCCCACGCCAACAGGTGGAGCATCACCGTTTCCCATTGCTCATAGGCGGTACCGCTGGCCGGGTGGCTGAGCGCCGGGGCCGGTATCTCGGCCTTGTCGTCGGCCTCGTAAACCTTGAGCGGGAAACCGGCCACGAGCCCGGCCAACGTCATGGCGCAACGCCAAAAGGTGGCCACTCCAAAAGCCGACATCTCCGAGACGCTCACCCCGGAATCGGTGGGCGTGCCCCCGAACACATTGAGCAGACTCACGGAGGTGAGCGGCATGGATGGGTTCTCAAATGGGTTGCTGCGCTTCTCGATGGCCCGGCCGAAAATTGTACGCATGGGCTAGCCCTTTCGTTGCCGAGCTATTGCCTCGGTGGCCACGATCAACAAGACGCCCGCCACCATGAAGGCGGCGGGCAGGCTCACCAAGGCCACGCCCAAGATGAGGAGGCCGAGCCCGAGGGCTTGGAGTACGAGGGCGGCCATCAAAAGGCCTGTGCGCCGATATCGGCCTCCTCGGGTATGGATGCCCGATCAAAAGCCATGATGGCGGTTACCGCGAGGTCAATCTTTCGGCTTGAGGTTTTGGCGTCCTTGGTGACCATGAGCCCGGCAGCGGAGGCCTTCACCCGGCAATTGGCCACGTGGCGGATGAGGGCCGCATTGCCGTCATGGGTCAAAAGGCCATTGACGGCCGCCTCGTAAAACCGGGCGGTGGCGGGCACCATTCGGCTACCGGATTGGGGAAATGCCACCACCGGCAAGCCCTCATCCTCCAGCACCTGCATGGAGCGAGCCCACCTGAACGGGTCGAAGTAAATGCCGCTCACATTGTAGACAGAGGCCAGCTCCCGAATACGGGCCTCCACCTCCATGATGTCCACGGTCCAATCCACCGCATCATCCGGTAGACGCTCCCAAAGGCCACCTACGGCCAGGTGCGGTTTGGCTTCCATGGTGGCCACCACGATGGCGGTGGAGTCATTGTTATAGGAGCCGTCCACGGCCAGGGCCACATCATCGCCCGGCTCCAAGGTGCGCTCCCGGTCAGCGCAAGACTCGAAGGCGCCAGGCGGCAACCAGGCCTCGGCCACGCTCACCCATTGATTGAGCCGCTTGGTGCGGAAAGAATGCTCGGGCGTGCGCAGCACGGTGGAGGCGAAATCCTCCACCGCCACCAAATCACCGAGAGCAGGATTACCCGCAGGCCAGGATGACGGCTCCCGGTGGTCAACGCTGGCGATGGCGGGCTCCCACCACGCCATGAAAAAGCTCTCATCCTTCACCTCGCCGGAGGCCACCCGCTGGCCGTACTGATAGAGGCCGTAGCACAAAGAGTCTTTGCCGCTTGAGTCGGTCTTGACTCCGGCCGTGGTGATGCCCAATAGCAAGGGCTCCACCCTGGCCCCCATGGCCAGGCTCATCACATCCCAAAGCTCGCGGTTGGGTTGGGCGTGCACCTCATCGAAGACCACAAGATGAGGATTCAAGCCCTCTTTCGTGTAGCTCTCGGCCGAGAGCACCCGATAGACCGACCCGGTTTTCCGGTACTCGATGGCGTCCCGATACAACTTGAGGAGGCCGGATAGCTCCGGGTCCAGCTCGACCATACGCCGGGCCGTACCAAAGACGATCCGGGCTTGCTCCCTATCCGCGGCGCACGAGTTATGCGAAAACATGCCCTCGGCAAATAGCGTCTTGGTGGTGGTGCCGATGGCCACGAGCCGCCGCTTGCCGAGGTACTCCACCCGGCTTACTGTCGCGTAGCCCGTCTTGTTGGGCGTTTGGCCGTCCATCCACCGGGGCACCTTGGCCACGAGCCGGTGAGGTTGCAACGAGCCGACAAGCCTCATGCACTCATAGAGGCCCACGATCTTGGCCTCCATGCAACCGCTCGCATTTTGAGGCCTGATTTTCAGATTGAAACCGCGCTCTTTGAGGAGCCTCACGGCCTCCTCGTAGACTAAGCCCGGCTTTTGAGCGAACGAGGCCACCGAGCCGTGCCGGTAGCTCCCGCCCTGGCCGCCCACCACGCACCCTTCGCCATCAAAGATGCCCGCTAGATAGCCGCCGCCTCTCGTCTCGTCAATCTCCCACGGCACGCCCAAGTCACGAATACGCATCCCCGGCTCAAGAGCCCAGGTATCAAGCCACGTCATGACATTGCCGAGCCGCCCAAGCCACCGATGGGTGGTGGACGCCACCACTTGGCGCCCATCCTCAAAGGTCAAGCGGTAGGCCGGTTGCACTACCCGCCCGGCGCTCGTAACCGTGGCGTGCCGTATCTTCCGATACACGCCCTCGGCGGGCGGCTCCTCATCAAACCCCATGAGGCCATCACCCTCGACCACCTGGCCAACGGGACGCCATACGAGGTCATCACAAAGCACCCTCGTAGCCGGATCGAGACAGTAAACCTCGCCCCCGTCAGGCCCTAATACGAGCCCGGCCAAAGCGATGCCCGCAGCGAGCGCGCTCTTTCCGTTCTTGCGGGCCACGCCAATGAGGGCCTGGCGGTGGCGTAGGCGCCCGTCTTTGCGTCGAGCCAGGATGCGCCCCAACAGGGCCGATTGCCACGGCCGCATTTCCATGGGCTTACCGGCCGCCGAGGCGATGGAATCCTTGGTCACCCGGCAGGTGGCCTCTATGAAATCCGCGTAAAGGCGCCCGTCACCGCGCCGGATATCGGCCGGAGGTACGGGCGTAAGCCACCGTGGCGGCCATCCGCGCACCCTGGGCATCTAGCGGATATGTCGGATAATGAAAATCACCAGGGCGATAATGGCCAGGATGACGGCCGCGATAATAAGGGCGTGCTCCACGGGCTCTAACCTCTTCTCGATTGTTGGCGCTCGGCTAGTAAACCTTCGAGCCGCGTTGGTTTGGCCACCTCGGCCACATTCATGCGGGCACGCTCGGCCGGATTGAATCCGAGGCTCCCAAAGGTGGCCAGGATTTGGGAGTCGAGCATCCGGAGGGCGGCCCGCTCCCGCCAGTCTCCATCACGAATCACTTGGGCTCGCAACCCTTGGCGCTCGTCTATCTGTTCGCATAAATGGAGGATGACCTCCGGGTCTATGTTGGCGGCCAACCACGTGGCCCCGGCCGCCCATATGCGGCCCCATAGGTCCAGCCCGGCCCGGCCTAGTACCCGCATGGGTTCGGGCGTGGCCGAGACGGGCGGCAGTAGCACCACGTTTTGACGGTCGGGCAATGGACGCTTGCCGGGATTGCCGAGCCGCCGCTTCTCCTCGATGGTTTTGGCG